ATGGCCATCGCTGCTGCATTGACTCATATACTTCTGCCATTCTTCCCTTGATGTCAACAAGTAGCAGGGTTGCGTACTCTTGATCCAACTTGAAACCATTTCGTTCCTGCTCCGCAATGATGGCTGCAACCTTGTGCTCAAGGTCAACAGACTCTTGACTGAACTCCTTGCGGGTGACTTCCTCTGTCAGCCTACGGTACAGCAGCTCAGTGACTTCTACGTCTGCCGTACAGTATTCCACCAGAAGGTCAGGGAAAGGATTGTCAAAGCATTCACCCTTGTAAGCCTGCTGCCGTCCAGCAAGTTCTTCCCAGCGTGTAGCGTAGTCAATCTTTTCCTTCCCGAGTGTCTTCCCCCATGCCTCCAGGCTGTGTCCTTGCTCTCGACTCGGATCGAGCAGCCTTGACACTATTAGAGTATCGTAGCATTGGCTCAAACGAATCCTCGTCTGCCAAGTACGATTTAGGATCGGTGCATCGAACGCCAGAATGTTTTGGCCGATTATTAACGTAGCGTCCTTTAAATACGCCCCGAGGGTCGCGGCTTCCTTCCATGTCTTTATCTCTTTACTGTCAATGTCTTTAGTGATTACCAAGTGAATCGTACGGTGATCCGTCGATGTTTCGATGTCCAGCACTAGCCTTTTCATATCTGGCTTTCAGTTCTTCATACTCGTGGATTAGACTCTGGTGATTCCTTAGTAGCTCGTCATACTTCCCCTCCAGTTCCCACACCCGAGCCACGAGTGATTCTATGTCCATCATAATGTTTCCTCAACCTCAAGCATTCTGCCTGTGTAAGTGTCAAACAACAAGTGACACGCAGGGCCGGTGTAGCCATTGTACCTGTTCTTGGCCACCGAAACCTTTGTCGTGTGCCTGTCATTGTGATCCTCTGCCATGCTGTTGCGCTCCAGTGTAATCACTGCATCCGACAACTGAGCGATGGCCCCTGATCCCCGTAACTGAGACAACGACACTGCCTGTCCATCCTCGTGTCCTGCATTGCCCGTGGGCCTGCGAAGGTGAGACACACAGAATAGCGTAATCCCAAGTTCCTGTACCAGTGTCCGTAGCTTAGTCATCAGGTTGTCAATGGCCTTACGCTCGTCTCCTAAGTCCTGCCCTGACACCACGATACTGATGTGATCCAGGAACACAACCTTACAGTCCAAAGCCTTGGCCATATACCGGATACGGTTGAGCACATTCTCAATCTCCAGCGATCCGAAGTGGTCGAACAGGAACACCCTACCAGTTCCCAGAGTCGCATCGAAGGCATCCTTCAGTTCTTCGCCGGTCACTGGAGTATCTGGCAAGTGCAGCATCTTGTTAGCGTGTACTGACATGATGCTTCGTGCTGTCTTGCGTACAGACTCTTCCAGGAACATAGCTCCGATCTTCCAGTCCGTGGTCTTCAGCAGACCGTACAGGATTTCCCGCAGGAACTGACTCTTACCCAAGCCTGACCCGGCTGTGACGGTAATCAGTTCAGCGTCACGGATGCCATACAGCAGCTTGTTCAGTCCTTTCCACGGGTAATGCGCCTTAGCAGGCTGCTCGGGAGTGCTAACAGAGTCCCACAAATCAGCCGAGTTAACGATACCGTCCGGTACATAGACTTCTGCTTTCCACCACTCTGAAACAAATTCCTTAGTCGCGCCAGCAATGAGGTAGTCACAAGCATCTTTGAACCCCGACAGATGTTTTACGATCTTCGCTTTAGGCCCAAACAACTCAGCCACTTCTTTGGCTGCCTTGCGTCCAGGCTCATCAGCATCAAAGCAGATTACAATGTTCTCGAAACTGTCCAGCCACTCAAACTGTGTCTTACAGTCCTTCAGGGCTGCGTTAGCACCGTTACGGATAGACACAACAGGCCACTGACTCCCGGTAAGTTGGTAAGCAGCAAGGGCATCCAGTTCGCCTTCGACCAAAGTAACATACTTACCCCCTTGATGGAACAGGTTTTGACCAAACAACTTAGCCTGCTGGAAGTCTCCACGGATGGAGAACTTCTTCTCTTCTACATTCCTGACCTTGTAAGCGACGATGGCAGAATCATTGTCAAGATACGGGTAATAATGGTTTGAATCATCTTGCAGGACTCCGAACTTTTCACAGGTTTGTCGATTGATACCACGCTCAGGGATGCCCCTGACAGTGCCGCTAACGCTCAGGCTCTTAGCCTTGGGCGGTTTCGGTGCTTGTTGAGTGTCTTCCACGCTTACCCTCGTAGTGTTACAAGCGAAGCAGTGAGTGTGCCCGTCATCGTACAGAGCATTCGCGTCTGAACTGCCGCAGGACTCACAGGCAACATGCTTCACGAACTTAGATTCTGTCAAGATTTCTTCTCCACAGGAACAGCCAAAAGCCAATTAGAACCCAACATTCTAACAGATTTCACCCATTTTCGCATGTTTGCACGGTTTAATTCCACGCTGGCGTCAGGGTTATTCCACAGCTTGCGTGCCTTGATGAGCATTTTAATATTCATTCTGCACCTCTGCTGCTTTCTCGTCTGCTTCGTCTTCCAGGCGTTGCAGTGCCTTGGCGTTCAGGCTGTCCACAGGAAATTCCTTGTCGTCAATGGCCAGAGACAGGATAGAGGCTCGGTAGTTCCGGTGAATCTTAGCCTCAACCGTCACCAAACAGTCGCCCATGTAGGTTTCAAAGATAAAAGTCACGATGCCATCCTATAGAGTCCAATGTTAGCGAATGCGTAGCCAATGTAACAGACAAACATAGGCGTATTGCCTTTGTATAGCTGCTCCAGGGCTACGCCGAGGTAGATCAAGCCCGTTACAGCGATCAGCCATGCACTCATTGTATCACCTCCGCATCCCTGCAAGCGATCCAGTTGCGTGCGCTGTATTGGTCACGCTCACGAACCCAAAAGACAGCCTCATCAGGGTCAAACCACACCACATCGAACTGCTCACCGATGTGTTGACTGTACCAAAACAGACCATCGGAACAGCCTTTGACTTGAATCTTGATTACTTTTCGATCAGACATGATAAGACCACCACAAGAACAGTTGACAATAAGACGATCATCGATCATCGTCCCACTCAGACATCACACGGTTTATGTCTTTCATCACGACATCAAACCCATAAAGACGCATCAAGTCGACAATGGCATGGACAGTACCAAAGTAGTAGCATTCTTCCTGGAATGCTTGATTGTCACCTAGAGACCTCAGATATTCCCCTTCCAGGGTGCTCAGATCGTCATCAATGTGCATGATGTCCTCTTAAAAGTTAACATTAAAGGTTATTTTACATTATAAGTCTACTATTAATAGTCTACTTATAATATTAGTCTTTTATGTTGTCTTCCCTATACAGATCATTATAGACTACAACTTCGTCCGTGTCAACAGGTTCTTCGATGTCCACACAGTTCGCAAGGTCTTCCCTTGTCGTGACAGGCACATCGGCCATTGTGGACACCTCAGCGAAACACCCATTGCACAGGTCAAGGTAAGCCCCTGTGAGGGCATGCTTGCGGGTTGACTCATAATCGTTCAGGTTCTTATTGCAGCACTGACAGCGCATGTTAATCCTTTCAAGTGTTGTTTATTTACAACAGTGCATCTGACCACTTAGGGTTTACCCTAGGTTGTCTTGGATGCTTAACTGGTTCCAGCGGTTGACCTTTGAAGGTCGGAAAAGGCCAGTGTTTAAGCAATGAACAACGCTTCAGGCTACCTTGGTATTCCCCGACCCACGATAGCGCCTCTACGGGCCTTTTAAGGGCTTTCCTGACCCCTTCCTTGCCTAGATTGTTCTTAGCCATTGTCTAGACTCCTCAATTGCATCCTCTTCCAAGCCCTCGAATGTTCGGGATTGTAGGGTTTCTCCAGTGTCATAGTCTATTAGTTCTAGCTCATAAAAGCCAGGATTGTGGACTAGCCAAACGTGCACCACCTTGTCGAAGGTGCCGACAGAATAGATGAACTCCATGTTAGCCTTTCATTTTCACAATGTGAAACAGTCCCATCGGCTCACCATTGGCGTCAGGGTGATCATTCCACAATGCCCACAGTTTACATTGTGTACGGTCACTGTTGCGGTATGCAACAATGCCAGTTGACTTAAAAACAACAGCATACATTTAGAACCCTCCAGCAAGCAAGACACCCAACCCAGCGAAGACAATCACCAGGGCGATAGCGTCAACGATAGTTGACCCGAAGACAGTTGACTTTTGCATGGTTTAACCTTTCACAATCTTAATGACTTTGGCCATTTTGACACCGTGGGCAGGGTACGCGATAACGTCCACTGTCTTATCATAGCATGCGCGACAGCCGGAACACTTGCCAGCATTCTCATAGGCGCGACAGAGTGTAACACCATCAGGCAGGGTGTTAGCATCGGGCACGATAACGGAACCATGCAAGCCAGGGATGAAATCACCCGTGACACTGTCCGAAGAAAATCGAACCATGACATTGGGCAGCGCTTGCATCTCAGACAAAACCATTTGAAATTTAGGGAATTTATGCATGCGAGTCGGTAGCCAATGCTTGACCCACGGCGTGCGCTTCATAACCTCTAGAATCTTTTCGGCAAGCCCTAGCGTGTACATGTCACCCGAATCAAACCATCGGAAATATCTGTCAGAGTCTAGGGCCTTGACCATATCGTCAACCCACTCTAGGCGCTGCCAATCTTCCCGATTCTCAATCCGTGGCGCTTTGACATTCGGGTACCTGTAGTTGCCCGTGGTAGCGTAGCATCCCTTGCATGCGTCAACTAGTACGCCAGGAGACGCAAGGGAACCAGGGCAAGTGTCCAGGGCTTGCAGTGACCACGAACGAATTCCGTCAAGTTTGGATGTCACACTGATACGGATTGCCATGTTGTCCTCTGTAGGTTGATGATGTACGGATTGTGTCTGTGTTGTCTTACGTCTTGCTTACACTCGCTGAGACAGTGGCAGACCGTCAAGGCCTGAACGTGTCAGGATGTGGTCGTGCAGCTTAACCAGTGCTTTCTGCACTGCGTCACGCTCTGCATCGGTCAGACTCCCGAGGTCGTTGGTAGTTCCGTGGAATGCGTTGCGAATCCAATCAAGGGCGATCTCATGGGCGAATTCGCGTGGTGTGAGGTTGGCGATCTTCATGGTGTGCTCCTGGTGTTTACAGTGTGTTGACGATGCTGGTGAATTTATAGGCCTTGTGGGCTTCGATTGTGGCGCGTGGCGTGCCTAGTATGTCCGCGACCTGATCGGCGCTCCTGAGGGCTTTAAGGGCCGCTGCGCGGGTACTAAACAGTTCATTGTTGACCACATAGACTGTGGCGTTGTCGTTGATCATCTTTATGAGGGTGTCACGCTGGATCATCTTGCGCTCCTGTTAAGTGCTCACAAAATCGTGTGCTCTTACCCTATATGCATAATAGAATCGTGCCAGTTCTTGTAAGTGCTTGATTCTATTGGCATAGAGATTACCCTTATAGGGTTTACCCTGATAATAATGCACAAGATTGGTGCACAGAAATGCACTTGATTGGTGCGCTGATGGTGACGCTATAGGACGCTGGAGGCACCTCCATCGCCTCTCACGTCCTGCTAATGCAAACGCATTCTCAATAGACTTCATCAGTACACTGACGATCAGTACGCTGACAAGACCATGCAAGATCCGTGCCAGCCTATGAAGGTACCGGGGGAGGGGTCAGGCTCTATGAGTTTATTTTGGTGGAGCCTCTAGCGTTCACAAAAGAGTAAAAATAGACCTAAAGAAATAAGGGACAGAGTCGTCATGTAAGACACTGTAAGTGATTGTCAGCGTTAGAAAAATGGGGACAGAGTCAAAAGAGACGATGACGGAACACGGACACCCTGGAAGGGAGACGTTAGAGGGAGCAAATGAAAGAATTTTAACAAAAAGACAAGAAAAGACTTGACAAACAGACAAAGTTGTGTTATAATAGTACTATGATGTAAGCAAAGAAGGACTCTATAGACATAGAAGCCATAGAAGACATAGATGTTAAATATTATAAGTAATACATTATAAGTACTTATAATATTAACTATTAATAATTATTATTATAAGTTTACTTTATAAGTACTTATATGTAGGATTGTCTCCTTAAAGGATAAAGACACATGACCAAGCCAACAGGCAATAAGATCGGAAGACCGTCTAAATCTGACCTTGTCGAAACAAAGTCACGAACTTTAGGTAAACGTGGTCGTCCCCCAGGTGATGCAGCCATTATCAATGACTATAAGCTTAGGATGTTGAACAGTCCTAAGAGTGCTAAGGTCTTAGAGAAAATATACGAAGCTGCCCTTAACGATGAACATGCACACCAAGCTGCTGCTTGGAAGCTGATTGTCGATAGAATTGTCCCCGTGTCTGCTTTCGATCAAAGCAAGCAAGCTGGTCAAATGCCGTCTATTAGCATCAACATCTCTGGTCTTAATGATCCCAAGGTGTCTACGTCCGATGAAGTGATTGACGTATGACAGCCTTAAACTTTCAACTACTGAACTGGCAAAAGACTGTCTTCACCGACAATACTCGCTTCAAGATCGTGGCTGCTGGCCGTCGATGTGGTAAATCCCGACTGTCTGCGGTTACGCTGCTCATAGAGGCTTTAAACTGCCCTGAAGGCTCTAGCGTGATGTATGTGGCCCCTACGATGGGTCAAGCTAGATCGATTATCTGGGAACTGTTGCATGACCTCGGTAGGCCTGTCATCAAGTCCAGCCACGTGAACAACCTTGAGATTACGCTTCTCAATGGTCGTAAGATTCTTGTTCGTGGTGCTGACAATCCTGACAGCCTTCGTGGTGTGTCTTTGACTTATCTGGTGCTTGACGAGTGCGCCTTCATTAAGCAGGATGTGTGGGAGAAAATCCTTCGTGCTGCTTTGTCGGATCGCAAGGGTCGAGCATTGTTTATTTCCACTCCGTCTGGGCGTAACTGGTTCTACGATGTCTTCCAACTCGGACAGTCCGGTGAGGACGAAGAGTGGAAGTCTTGGCACTTTACCACCCAAGACAACGAAACGATTGACCCAAAGGAAATTGAGGCAGCCAAGCGAACACTAAGCTCCTTTGCTTTCAAGCAAGAGTACTTGTCTTCGTTTGATACCGCTGGTGCTGATGTCTTCAAGGAACAATGGTTCAAGACTGGAAAAGAACCTCAGTATGGTTCTTATGTCGTGGCTATTGACTTGGCAGGATTTGAGGATGTAGCAAAGAACGCAAGTGCTGCCAAGAAAAAGCTGGATGAATCTGCAATTGCTATCGTAAAGGTGACAGATGACGGTGATTGGTTCGTACACAAAGTTGTTCATGGTCGGTGGGATATACGAGAGACTGCCGTAAATATCCTGAAGACTATCAGAGACTACGAGCCTATTGCTGTTGGTATTGAGCGTGGTGCGCTTAAGAACGCTGTATTGCCTTATCTCAACGACTTGATGAGAAAGAACAACATCTATGCACACATTCAAGACCTTACTCACGGCAACAAAAAGAAAACTGATCGTGTTATTTGGGCGCTGCAAGGGCGCATGGAACACGGTCGTGTCACTTTTAATGAAGACGAAGATTGGGACGAACTGAAGGATCAGTTGATGATGTTCCCCACCAACGGCGTACACGACGATCTGGTGGATGCTTTGTCTTACATTGACCAATTAGCTGTCGTGTCCTACCAACAGGACTACGAAGAAGACGAATACATTATCCTTGACAAAATAGCGGGGTACTAATGAAACCTGGACTGTACGCAAACATCAACGCAAAGCGTAAACGCATTGAAGCCGGTAGCGGCGAGAAGATGCGTAAGGTTGGAGCCAAGGGTGCTCCCACGGCTAAAGACTTCAAGGATGCGGCTAAGACCGCTAAGAAAGGTAAGAAAAATGGCTACTAAGAAAATGATCCCCATGAAAGAGTTTAAGCCCTGTCCTGGTTGTCCTACTCCGGCCAAGTGCAAGAAAGCCGGAAAGTGTTTAGCTAAGGCTAAGTAATGGCTACCAAGGACTCCCGGCTTACCCGTGCAGGCGTGAGTGGCTATAACAAGCCTAAGCGCACGCCAGACCATCCTACCAAGAGCCACGTTGTTGTGGCCAAGGAAGGAGACAAGGTTAAAACAATTCGTTTTGGGCAGCAGGGAGTTACTGGTTCTCCTGAAGGCTCTAAACGCAATGAGGCTTTCAAAGCTCGACACGCTGCTAACATCGCCAAAGGCAAGATGTCTGCGGCTTATTGGGCCAACAAGGAAAAGTGGTGATGGAATACGATAACAAGAAGGAAGAGTTTGAGGAGCCGACAGAGAACGAGAAAGAACTCACGGCTTGGATTACCGACCATATCATGCGGTGGCGTGACCATCGTGATGCCAACTACCTAGATTCTTGGCTTGAGTATGAGCGTATCTTTCGTGGGCAGTGGGATTCAAATGATCGCACTCGTGATTCGGAACGCTCTCGCATCATCAGTCCAGCCACCCAACAAGCGGTAGAGACTCGTCACGCTGAGATTGTAGAGGCTATCTTCGGTAACGGAGACTTCTTCGACATCGAGGATGATGTTCGTGATGTTGACGGCTCCCCGCTGGACATTGAAGCCCTTCGCAAGCAGTTGATGGAGGACTTCAAGAAGGACAAGATCAAGAAGTCTGTCGATCACATCGAATTGATGGCAGAAATCTACGGCACCGGCATCGGTGAAATCGTGGTCAAGTCCGAGATGGAGTACATTCCTGCTACTCAGGCCATTCCCGGTGTCACGGATGCGGCTGCTATCGGCGTTCAAGAGCAAGAGCGTGTAGCTATCAAGCTCAAGCCGGTCAATCCTAAGAACTTCCTGATTGATCCGAACGCTGAAAGCATCGAAGAAGCCCTCGGTGTGGCCATTGAGAAGTATGTCTCTGTCCACAAGATCGTTGAAGGTATCGAAAACGGTATCTACAAGAAGGTAGACATCACTACCGGATACGAAGATCAGGAGCTTGAGCCTACTCAAGACCCGAAACAGTTCCAAGACGACAAGGTAAAGCTGGTCACATACTACGGTTTGGTTCCTCGTGAACTGTTGTCTGAGAACGAAGACGAAGAATACGAAGAGATTTTCCCTGAAAACTCTGTCGGTGACAAGTATTGTAATCTGGTTGAAGCCATTGTCGTGATTGCCAACGACAGTATGCTGCTCAAAGCCGAAGAAAATCCTTACATGATGAAGGATCGGCCTGTGGTGGCTTACCAAGATGACACCGTTCCTGGCCGTTTCTGGGGCCGTGGCACGGTTGAAAAGGCTTACAACATGCAGAAAGCCATTGATGGGCAATTACGCGCCCATATGGACTCTCTGGCCCTTACAACGGCACCCATGATTGCGATGGACGCTACGCGCCTGCCTCGTGGAGCCAAGTTTGAGGTTAAACCCGGTAAGGCTATCCTCACCAACGGCAACCCTGGCGAGATTCTGTTCCCGTTCAAGTTCGGTCAAACCGACGGCAATGCCGTGAATGCGGCTCAGAACTTTGAGCGGATGCTGTTACAGGCCACTGGAACCGTTGACAGCGCAGGAATGCCCTCCAATGTGCCCCGTGACGCTGGCGCAGGCGGTATGAGCATGGCGATGGCTGGAATTATCAAGAAGTACAAGCGTACGCTGACGAACTTCCAAGAAGATTTCATGATTCCGTTCATCAACAAGGCTGCTTTCCGCTACATGCAGTTCGATCCTGACCGTTATCCGACGGTGGATATGACGTTTGTACCAACTGCTTCGCTTGGCATCCTTGCCCGTGAGTTTGAACAGCAGCAAATGATTGCCCTGTTGCAGACTTTAGGCCCGGATACGCCTGTTCTGCCTCTGATTCTGCGTGGAATCCTCCAGAACAGCAGTCTGAGCAACCGTGGTGACCTTCTGGCGGCTCTGGAGCAGATGTCTCAGCCCAATCCGCAGGCTCAAGAGGCTGCAATGCAGCAGCAACAGGCTCAGATGGCTCTGGTGCAGGCTCAGTTGCAGGAATCCCAGGCTAAGGCAGCACGGGAGCAGGCAGAGGCTCAGAAGGCCGCTGTTGAAGCTCAAGTTACGCCGCAACTGGCTCAAGCCAAGCTCATCGCTGCCCTGTCTAACAACCTTAATGAGAACGACGAGTCTGCTGACTTTGCCCGTCGGGTGAAATTAGCCGAGATTGCGCTCAAAGAGAAGGACATTGACAGCAACGAACGCATTGCTTTAGCACAAATGTCAAGAAAACAGTAAAAAGTACTTGACAAAAGTGTAAAAGTTTGGTATAATATACTATTATGAACTTTATAGGACTCCTTCATGGAACAATCCTTACAACAGTATTACGAGAATCAGTTTACTCTCTTCATCCAACCCGGATGGACTGACTTAGTAGAAGACTTGCAACGATTAAAAGATAGCATCAACGATTTATCACTGGTAACGGACACACAAGACCTTTACTTCCGGAAAGGCCAGTTGGACATTCTTGAACTAATCTTACGACGCAAGCAAACCTGCGAGGAAGTCTTTAAGCAGTTGGAGGAAGAAGAATGAAACGAATGTTTGAATTCGTCTGTGAAAACGGGCACTCGTTTGAGAAACTGATTGACGATGGTATCCGTAGCGTGAAGTGCATCCACTGTGACACTACCGCTACTCGCGTTGTTTCTGCCCCTCGCGTGAACCTAGAAGGCATTACCGGGGCTTTCCCTGGTGCTTACAGCCGATGGGAGCGTGTGAGGGTGGAGAAACAGCAACAAGAACGCAAGAAGGCCGCCTCTCACGGCGAATAACCCGCTTGCATTAGATTATCCTAGAACCCGTATGGGCAGGAAAGGTTAGGTATGGCTCTTATTGAAAATGAAGACATGTCTCAGCAAAGCGAATTAGAGGCAGTTGAACAACAGCAGGCTCAAGCAGCCGCTGCACCAGAAGCTCCCAAGATTCCCGATAAGTACAAGGGTAAGAGTCTTGAGGAGATTGTGACGATGCACCAAGAGGCTGAAAAGCTCATTGGTCGTCAGGCACAGGAGGTTGGTGAGGTTCGACGATTAGCTGATGAGCTACTGAAGCAACAACTCTCTCAGAAGAAAGAGAAGCCTCCAGAAGTAGAAAACGAATTAGACTTTTTTGAAGACCCCAAGTTAGCCGTTCAAAAGGCTGTAGCAAGTCATCCTGATGTTTTAGCTGCCAAGCAAGCTGCTACGCAAATGCGTCAATTACAGACGCAAGCAGCACTGGCTAAGAAGCATCCGGACTTTGCTAATGTGGTTCAAGACCCTGAGTTTGCAGCGTGGGTTAAATCTTCTCCGATGCGCGTGAACATGTACGCACTGGCTGATGCACAGTACGACTTTAACGCTGCTGATGAGTTGATTTCTACCTTCAAGGCTATCAAAGGCACTCGTACTAACGAAGCGGTTACGGCTGCTAAGGAAGTTCGACAGACCGAGATGAAAGCCGCTGCTGTGGATGTAAGTGGAACCGGGGAGTCTTCTAAGAAAGTTTATCGCCGTGCCGACCTTATCCGGCTACGCATGACAGACCCTGCCCGTTACGAAGCCTTACAACCTGAAATCATGGCTGCGTACTCTGAAGGGCGGGTTAAATAAATAACTTGTTTTAGGAGAATCAAATGCCTTTAGGTACTAATAACGTTACCGTTACCACCGCTGCTACCTTCATTCCGGAGGTATGGAGTGATGAGATCGTTGCTGCTTACAAGAAGTCTCTTGTTGCCGCTAACCTCATCAAGAAGATGAACTTCAAGGGCAAGAAGGGTGACACCGTTCACATTCCCGCCCCCACCCGTGGTGATGCTTCGGCCAAGGCCGCTGGCAGCCAAGTGACCCTGATCGCCGCTACCGAAGGCGAGAAGACGGTTGCTATCGACCAACACTGGGAATACTCGCGTCTGATCGAAGACATCGTGGAAGCCCAAGCCCTGTCGTCGCTGCGTCAGTTCTACACGGACGATGCTGGCTACGCTCTGGGCCGTCAAGTGGACACGACCCTGATCCGTCTGGGCCGCAAGGTTCAAGGCGGTGGCGGTACGGCTGCTTACAGCGGTGCTTTCTCTGGTGCTGACGGCACGACGGCTTACAACGCCGGTGCTAACACGGGTTCTGGCGCTCTGACCGACGCCGCTATCCGTCGTTCGATCCAGCGTCTTGACGACCAGGATGTGCCGATGGACGGTCGTTTCCTGATCGTTCCCCCGTCTACCCGTAACACCCTGATGGGCATTGCTCGTTTCACCGAGCAGGCTTTCGTGGGCGAGCAAGGCGGTAACAACACCATCCGTAACGGCGAAATCGGCAACGTGTACGGCATCCCCGTGTTCGTGACCTCTAATGCTGACACGACCTCTGGCTCTACGGCTACCCGGATCTGCTTGCTGGCTCACAAGGACTTCGCTGTTCTGGTTGAGCAGATGGGTGTTCGTACCCAGACCCAGTACAAGCAAGAGTACCTCGGTACGCTGTTCACGGCTGACGTTCTGTTTGGCTGCGACGAACTGCGCGACGGCGCTGCTGTTGCTCTGGCTGTTCCGGCCTAAGTAAACAACTAGGGAGGACTCCTACGGGGGTCTTCCCTTTTTGTCATTGGAGAATTGAATGAAATTCATGTGCAAATATTCCGGTTCTATCTATTCGTTTGAGTTTGAGCACGACATCAAGGCAATGCTGACGCATCCTGACTATGTTAAAGTAGACGAAGAAGAAGTCAAAGAAGAAGAATCTGCGCCTAAGCGTGGTCGTCCTGCTAAGAAAGACGAAGAATGAGACAAGTATCCGTAGGTAACAACCTAACAGCCGCGACAAAGACCACTGTTTACACTGTTCCTACGGGTTATTATGCTCTGTGGAACTTGTGTTATATAGTGAACCACACGGGCAACAACAAAACCATTGATGTGTTCTGGTACGACAAGAGCACCAATGTAGAGATTAAAGTATTAGACGGTTACCTTCTAAGCCCAACACAGTTCCTTAAGTTTAACGAAGGTGCTTATATTGTCTTAGAAGAAGGCGATGAAATTAGAGTAGAGTCGGAATCAGCCTCAAGCATGAGCACGATCAACACTTTTGAAGTCATAAGGAAAGCATAATGGCAACTCGTTTAATGACTGAAGACGAATTAGAATTTAACGCCGATTCTTTGTTTCCTTTTGGCGAAAGCACACAATCTTTAGTTCCACAGGCTGTGCTGTTTGGTGACTCAATGAGTGAGTATGTTGGATATAATCCAGACGGAACACCAGATACTAAGTACGGAAGTTCAGTCGCTGATGTAATTGCAAACAACCTCGGGATTCAGGTTCAGAACCTTGCGACTGGCGGAGAAACATCTAACGAGGCTCTTGCTGGTGGCGCTAAGTTTGGTGCTTTCCAGTCTTACATCGAACAAAACAGGCCGCAGTACGCAATTATCCGTTACGGCGCTGCTGATGCTATTAAAAATCAAGACCCGGCCATCACCTTGCAAAGTGTTCAGCAGATGGTGGACATTGCTAGGGCGAACGGCGTAACACCGATTATTGTGGGCGTGTCTGAGTTGTATGGCGCTCAGAACTCCAAAACTGGAAATATTGCTGGATACATTGATCCTGCCGCAGAACAGCGCGCAAACCAGATTAATGACGGACTAAGACAACTGGCAGAGTCTAACGGCCTTTCTTTTACTGATGTTCGTCAAGCAACCTCTGCTGGCACTGGTGATCTTCTGGACGGGGTTCACACTAACGCAGACTTCGGCAAGAAGATGGCAGATGCTATCTCTGAGGACATTGCTGCTAAGAATGTGATTGCAGAGGCTCGTGTTCCACAGCTTCCTCCGAATGTTGATTCGCTGTCAAACGAAGAGAAGGGTCGGCTATACAACGATTTTATCTCTCAAGGCTACACAGACGCACAGATTCGCACCGCTGCTAGGGCAGAGAGCGACCAGGACTGGAATGCTCTAAAGAGGATTGCTGCGGATGTAAGAAACACAACTCCGGCAGCTATTGAGCAACAAGCCACTATGCAGACACCACAAGGTGCTGCAATCATAAGTGAGCCGATGCCCCAAGCAAACAGGCTTGATCTGCAATCGCTAGTTACGCCTGAAGATGCTGCAAACATTAGGTCTGCGTACGAAATCGGGGCAGCGTATCCGATTGTTAGAGGTAATGAGGTTTACAGCTTCAATCCTGACGGGTCGATTGAATATACCCGCATGAATCCTGGTGGGATTGGCGCGACTCTCGGCCTGTATTCCGCGACAGGGGAAGAGATCGTTCCCCAATACTACAACGCCGACTTCGGCAAAACATCTAACGCAACTCGACTGCTTCAGGCTGGATTAGCTGCTGGCATTGGGGGCATTCTTGGCCCTGCTGGTGCTGGTCTTTTGAGTGCGCCTGTTGCGGCTGCTACCGGGGCGGGACTTACTTCTTATGGAGTTACAGGCGATCTAGAGTCTGCGCTAAAGTCGGCTGCTCTTGGTGGCTTGACCGCTTTTGGTATAGAAACCTTATTCCCAACTGCCGCGCAGACCGCTGCGAATACTGCTGTTGATCTTGCTGGTGCTGGAGCCTCTCAAGCTAATATTGTGAACGCTCTGGTTGAGCAGGGTGTCGGGGCTGTTACTGCATCACAGATCGCTGGCGATGCATTGGCTGGTGCTACGGCAAGACAGATTGCAACTGATTTCGCTGGCATCTCTGTCGGTGGAGCTGGCGCGGCTTCTTCTGGTCTTCCTAATATGGTTACGATCACAGGTGGGGCCAACCCTGCCAGTCTGTTAGCGACTGCCGCCCCTTCTGCGGCTGGTGCTATTTCTGGAGGTTTGTTGGGATCGGCTGCTCAATCGACCTCACCGAACCTTCTTTCGGACACTCAAAGCGTTACGGTTCAAGGAGCAACCACTCCGGCGCAGGTGCAAGCAACAGCCCCGGCTGCCGCGATTGGGGCAGGACTAACCCCAAGCCAAACGGTTCAGGTACAAACCACCACGGCCCCGGCTCAATCTGATGTAACAGCTCCTGCTGCGGTTGTCGGTGCAATCACGCCATCTCAAGCCGTTCAAGCACAGGCTCCTGCTCAACAGGTTCAAGTACAGACTACTACCGCTGCACAAGACATTACAGCAGACATAGCCAGTGCTGTGTTGTCTAGTCTTGTTGGACAACCCGTTAGCGTTGCAGGTGCTACGCAGCAAGTACAAGTAACTGGACAAGCTCCTGTTCAACAGGTTGCTCCAGAAGTTGCTGCTGCTTTGATTTCAGCAGCTACTGGACAGCAGGTAACTGTTGCAGGCCAAACTATCAGTCCTCAAACCACTCCTGAGACTGTTGGTGCAGCCACTGGTGGCTTGTTGTCGGATACAATGCAAACAGTTCCCGTCCAATCAACAACACTTCCGGCGGAAACACAAATTTCTGCTCCTGCCGGTGCTGCTGTTGGCGGTTTGTTGTCGAATATTGTTCAGACAGTTCCGGTTACGGGGCAGACAATGGCCACTACTCCTGCTGTACCAGAAACAGTTGGAAGCGTTATTGGAAGTTTGGTACCGACGCAAACAGTACCCGTTACAGGACAAACAATTGCTACACAACCAGAAGTTCCTACAACAGTTGGCGCAGCAATAGGCTCGATTGTACCAACTCAGACAGTTCCCGTAACCAGTTCTCCTTTGGCACCTACTCCAGAGGCTCCCTCGGTTATTGGTAGTGTTATTGGTAGTTTAGTACCTTCTCAGAGTGTTGCTGTTACTGGTACAACAGAACAAACACCTGTGGTTCCTCGTGAAGTGGTTGGTAGTCTGATTCCTACAGTGGTTCCTCCACCGGCGCAGCAGGTTACTGTCCAGTCAAAACCAATAGTGGAAGATGAGTTTACTCCGATATTAACTCCTCCTCCGGTGCTGCCTCCCAAGTTTGAAGTTCCTATTCCTGAGGTTAAAGTTGCGGAGCCTACAAAGCCTCTTGTTTCAACAAACGATTTATTAAAATTATTGACTTTGTTGGGAACAGGAACAGCAGGAACAGGTATGATGGGCGGTGGGACTAATATCGGTAGCATTCCTCCTTCAGACACGATGCTTGGAAGCACTACTCCGCAGTTTGGCCCGGACTACTATGCTGCAATTCAAAGATACTACAATGCCTATATGCCTGCATATCCAAGAAACGTAGCAGGCCCGTTACAACAATGGTACGAAAATAAATACGGAGCTTAAATGGCAACGATAATCACCAAGAACAGTAGCACAGCCTCTTCTGTACCTTCTGCGGGTTCATTGCAGCAGGGCGAGTTGGCTGTCAACGTAACTGACAAGAAACTTTATACCAAGGACAGTAGCGCCGCTGTTGTCAAGCTGGTGGGTTCCTTGGGTAACCAAGAAGCCAACGCTGCTGCTATTACTGGTGGTACTGTCGCTGGTGTGGCTCAGACGGGCGGAACCATCAACAACACCGTTATTGGTGGAACCACGCCTGCTGCGGGTACCTTTACCAACGTAACGGCTACTGTTGGCCTTTCTGGAACCTTGACTGGTAACGTTACTGGTACCCTTACTGGTAACGTCACCGGCAATGTGACCGGCAATGTCACCGGTAACTTGACCGGTAACGTCACGGCCTCTAGCGGCTCTTCCTCGTTCAACAACGTCACCATCAACGGTACGTTGGACATGAACTCTGGAACATCTGCAACGATCACGGGCCTTCCTACGCCTACCAACTCCAGTGACGCTGCTCCTAAGAGCTATGTTGATACGGCTATCAGCAACCTGATCGGCACTGCTCCAGCTACTCTAGATACACTTGGTGAGATTGCTGATGCTCTTAACGATGATGCAAACATTGCAACCACGTTAACGAACTCTATCGCTACCAAGGTTAGCAAGTCAGGCGACACCATGACCGGTGCTCTGGCAATGGGAAGTAACAAGATCACTGGTCTTGGTACGCCTACGGCTGGAACTGATGCTTCTACCAAGGACTATGTTGACACGCAGCGTGACACTCGTTTAGCCTTGGCTGGTGGTACGATGACGGGTAACATCGTCATGGGTTCCAATAAAATCACCAGCACTGCCACGCCTACAGTTGATGATGACTTGACCCGCAAGGGCTATGTCGATAGCATCCTGGGTTCTGCTACGTCTGCGGCTGCTTCTGCGTCTGCTGCGGCTACCTCGGCTACTAACGCTGCTAACAGCGCCACCAGTGCTGCTAACAGTGCCACGGCTGCTGCTGCAAGCTATGATAGCTTCGATGATCGTTACTTAGGCTCTAAGACCTCTAATCCTACGCTTGACAACGACGGTAATGCGCTGCTGACTGGTGCCTTGTACTGGAACAGTACCGTGGGCGAGATGCGTGTGTATGACGGATCAAATTGGGTTGCAGCTTATCTTCCTGCCTCTGGCTATGTAACGCTTACCGGAACTGAAACACTTACCAACAAGACGATCAATGGATCAAACAACACGATCACCAATATCAGTCTATCCTCCGGCGTCACAGGCACACTTCCTGTTGTCAACGGCGGTACTGGGCAAACCAGCTATACAAACGGTCAACTCTTAATTGGCAACAGCACGGGCAATACGCTTACCAAAGCGACGTTGACAGCAGGCTCTGGGGTAACTATTACCAACGGAGCTGGTTCTATCACCATCGCAACATCTGGTGGAAGTGCTAATTTCCAAGAGTTTACTTCTTCTGGCACTTGGACAAAACCTTCCGGCGCTACCTTTGTGTTGGTTGAGGTGTGGGGTGCAGGTGGCGGCGGCGGTAGTGGTGGTAGCGGAGGAACTCGTTCTGGTGGTTCTGCCGGTGCTGGCGGTGCGTATGCTTATCGTTTGTTCAAAGCATCTGATCTAAGCGCAACTGAAAGCATTACGATTGGAGCAGGTGGAACCGGAGGAACGGGAGTTTCAAGCACAAATGGAAATAATGGTACATCCGGAGGCGCGAGTGATTTTGGAACAAAACTGTATGCCTATGGTGGCGATCAAGGTGAGGGAGGCGCTACAGCCGTTAGAGCCGGTTCCAGAGGCGGCGGTGTTCTAAATTCTTCAGGAGATCCCCGAAACTATGCATCATCAGGATATCAAACCGGCCAATTCGGCGGCGTAAATACCGTATCACCGAATTTTGCTGGCGCCTCTTCTGGATTTGGTGGTGGAGGTGGCGGAGGCTCTCCAACAAGCGGGGCCGGACAAGCAGGAGGCTGCTCGTATCAAGGCGGAGCGGGTGGCGGTGGAGGCGGTGGCTCTAGTAGCGGCGCAGGAGGAGCGGGAGGTTCGATTACAGGAGCAAGCGGCGGCGGCGGAAGCGGCGGTAGCGTTGGAGGCCCAGGATCAGCAGGCTCTACATTTAGATTCGGAGGCGGCGGTGGCGCAGCAGATAGCGTAACCGTCGGAGGCGCAGGAGGCGCAGGAGGAGTTGCTGCGGGTGGTGGCGGAGGCGGTTACTCAGGCGCGAACGACAGCGGCGCAGGCGGTAATGGTGGTAATGGATACTGCCGTGTCTATACTTGGTAAGGGAAAAACATGAGATACGCAATCATCAAAGATGGCAAGGTGGCAAACATTGCGGTTGCCGATCCTGAATATGCACAGTCTCAAGGTTGGGTTGAATGCCCTCCAGGTGTTGACATTGGATGGGTGTTTGATGGCAACACACCGCTACCTCCTCCTCCCGATACTGAAGGTGAAGCAGCAAAAGTAAGGGCGCAACGCGATCAGTTGCTTATTGCTTCAGACATCAATGTATTACCTGATCGGTGGAATTCGATGACTGTTGAACAACAGCAGGCATGGTCAACTTATCGTCAAGCCTTGCGTGACGTAACTATTCAGGAAGGATTTCCTTGGAATATTCAGTGGCCTGAGCAGCCGTAAGGAGATGTTGTGATTGATCCGGTTACAGCCTTCGGAGTAGCTGTTACGGCATTTAATACCGTACAGAAGCTGGTGAAGGCTGGCAAAGAAATAGAAAGTGTAGCGGGACAGCTTGGTAAATGGTACTCGGCTGTCCAATCTTTTAACGAAAGTGCTGCCAAAAAAGAACAAGACCTCAAGAAAGGCAAGTTTCTTGGTAAAGGATCAATTGAGCAGGAAGCATTAGACATCGTAATGCACCGAGAGCGACTAAAGAAGATGGAGTATGAACTCTATATTCTTATCGCTGGTGTATATGGACAAGAGGCCTATCAGTCCATGATGTCTGAACGAATTAAGATCAAAAGACAGCGAGAGCAAGCAGTAAAGATTGCAAAACGTCGGCAAAAAGAGATGATTACTAACGGTTTGTATTTGTTTGCTATTGCTTTCCTTCTTGTGCTTTGTTACCACATGTACGAATACTTAGCGAGGAACATATGATGAAGAAGCCTAATAAAGTTGAGAAAGTTATGCGAGAGTACAAGGAAGGTACTTTACATAGCGGAAAGAAAGGCCCAGTTGTCAAGAGCCGTAAGCAGGCTGTAGCGATTGCCTTGTCAGAGGCTGGAATGTCTAAGAAAAAGGCTAAGAAGTAACATGGATGCAGGCTTCAACGAGGACTTGAAACGAATAGAGACAAAAGTAGACAAACTAACTGATGCCGTTACTCGTCTGATCCTCGTTGAAGAGCGTCAGACTGCTCAAGGTGTTCGGATTGATGATCTTGAAGAAAAGACAGAAGAACTTGATAAGAGCATTACCAGAGTAGATCGTAAGGTTGAACGGTGGGTAAACATGGGCATGGGTGCTTGGGCTGTTGTAGCTACATTATTTATGATCTTCCAGTTTGTTGTAAAAGCACAACACTAGTGCAGACACCTATTGACAAGTCTAAGAGAATCGTCTATAATGATTACTTATAAAGACACCAAGGAAAACTAATGGCAACAACTTATTTACAACTTGTTAACAATGTCCTTATAAGACTTAGGGAAACAGAGGTTTCATCTGTTGGTGATACTCCTTATAGTTCTTTGATTGGTGTCTTAGTCAATGACGCAAAGCGTGAAATTGAAGACGCCTACTCATGGAATGCTTTAAGTCAAACGATTGTCGTACCTACTGTCTCCGGACAACAGGCATACACATTGACAGGTTCTGGTCAACGGTTTAAGGTTGACATGGTTATGAACGAGACTGAAGATGTCCCGATGTATCAGGTGTCCCCTGACTGGTTGGATACACAGTATTATCTCGCTGATGTCCAGAATGCTGCTCCGATCTACTATGCCTTTGACGGTGTAAGCAACGACGACAATGTTGTCCGTGTCTGGCCACAGCCTGATGCGGTCTATTCCTTACGGTTTAATCTGAACATTCCTCAGACTGACCTGTCTGCCAACGGTGACTTGATTAAAGTTCCTCCTCACTTGGTGCAGATGTTAGCATACGCTAACGCTGTGGCTGAACGAGGTGAAGATGGTGGACAGTCTTTCAGTGAATTATATCAGAAGTATCGTCTTGCACTGTCAGACGCTATTGCTCTTGAAGCTAACCGGTACGATGAACAAGTAACCTGGACGAGTGTATAATGGTAGCAAAGCTGTTAACCACTTCTATCGCTGCTCCGGGTTTCTACGGCCTTAACACGCAGGACTCGGTGGTTTCACTTGAATCAGGCTTTGCTACTGTTGCTACGAATTGTGTGATTGACAAGTTTGGTCGTATTGGTGCTCGTAAAGGCTGGAGTCCATCTCATACTACCAACACTGACTTAGGCTCAAATGCTGTCAAGGCTATCGGTGAGTTGATTGCTGCTGACGGTACTTCTTACACGATTGCTGCCGGTAACAACAAGCTGTTCAGGCTTAACGGCGGTACACTGACGATGCTAACCTACGGTGGTGGCGGAACTGCTCCGACGATCACTGACAGCAACTGGCAGATGGCTGCTCTGAACGGTATCCTGTACATGTACCAGTCTGGACACGATCCTTTGATCTTTGATCCTGCTGTGTCTAACTCGACGTACCGTAGGGTGTCTGAGAAGACCGGATATGTTGGAACTGTAACCCACAACAACTGCGTAATCAGTGCATATGGTCGTACATGGTCAGCCAATAACACATCTAGTAAGACGGTTATTCAGTTCTCTGATCTGCTTAGTGGTTTCGTGTTATCGACAGGCACTGCTGGAACGCTGGATATTGCAGAAATATGGCCTGCTGGTGCCGACGAAATCATTGCTCTAGCAGCCCATAACGGCTTCCTGATCGTCTTTGGTCGTAGACAGATTCTGATCTATGCTAACGCTCAAGACCCTGCTGGTCTACAGCTACAGGACACGATTACAGGTGTTGGCTGCTTTGCACGAGACTCTGTGGTAGCCACTGGCTCAGATGTGTACTTCCTGTCCGACAGCGGTGTCAAGTCACTGTCTCGGGTGATCCAGGAGAAGTCTTCGCCGATGCGCGACATCAGCGCAAATGTGCGTGATGATGTTGTAGCTGCGATGACTCTGGAGACTGCCGCAGGTATCAAGGCAACACACTCAGACAAGGAAGGTTTCTATCTGATTACTTTCCCTGTCACTGGAGTAACCTACTGCTTTGACCTTCGGATGCTACTACCTAACGGCGCAAGCAGGGCTACGACATGGGATGGAAATGTACCAACAGCCTTCTGCTACAAACAGAACAAAGACCTTCTGTTAGGTAAACCCGGATATGTCGGTAAGTATGACACTTATCGTGACAATACCGATACTTATGTGATGCGATACTACACCAACTACTTCGACTTCGGTGTGCCCACGGCACTGAAGATTATGAAGAAGGTTGGAATCACGACTATCGGTGGACAGGGTTATCCTGTGGTGCTGAAGTTCGGTTATGACTACAGTGACATTCTGAATAGCCGTCAGTTCAACCTGTCAAACGCTGCTGTTGCAGAATACAATATTTCCGAGTTCAATATTGGTGAATACGGTGGATCAGCTTTCGACAACAAGGTAATCAACATTGGTGGTGCCGGTAAAGTTATTCAGCTAGGTTTTGAAACTACTGTGAATACTCGACCAGTGTCCATCCAAAAGATTGATGTCTTTACCAAAGTAGGAAAAACGAGGTAACTAAGTGTCTAATTATACCAAAACTACTAACTTTGCTATTAAAGACGGTCTTGTGTCGGGCAATCCTTCCAAGATCATCAAGGGCACGGAAATCGACACAGAGTACAATAACATTGCCTCTGCCGTTTCCTCTAAGCCTGACGCTAACAATGGAACGCATACGGGAACCACAACGATGGCTAATCTAACATTGTCTGGTACATTCTCTGGTACCGTTGATGGAGGTACCTACTAATGGCTATTGATTATACTGGCCTTTTAAGTGGTATTATCAATACCGCAGGCAACATCTATGCTTCAAATCAGGCTGCTAGTGGGGCACAACAGGCTGCTCAACAAGCAGCGCAGCAGGCACAGTTTCGCCCCGTAGGCGTTACCACCCGCTTTGGTCGTAGCGGCTTCCAGTTCGGCCCCGATGGTCGTCTGATCGGTGCTGGCTACCAAGTTGCCCCTGATGTGGCTGCTATGCGTGAGTCTTTGCTGGGTATCTCCGGCGGAGCACTGCAACAGGCACAGCAACAGCAAGCCATGCAAGGCCAAATCAACCAAGCTGCTCAAGGCTTGTTTAATCTAGGTCAGCAGTACGTTGCACAGACTCCGCAGGCTGCTGCACAGCAGTATCTTGCACAGCAGCAAGAACTGTTGGCTCCGATGGATGAGCGTGCTCTGGCACAGTTGCAGACGCAGCAATTCCGCCGTGGTACTGGTGGTCTTGCGATGGGTGCCACTGGCGCTACTCCGATGGGTGCTCCTGGTCTTCGGGCTGCGAACCCGGCTATGGAGGCCTTCTACAATGCACAACAACAGCGTAACGCTCAGTTGGCTGCTCAAGCGCAACAGGCAGGACAGCAACAGGTCACCTTCGGTCAAGGCTTGCTTGGCGGCGCATTGAATCTCCGGCAGGGCGGCTACGGTGCTCAACAAGCTGCACTGGCTCCGTTCAGCACTGGATTTACACAGGCAACCGGGGTTGAACAAGCAGGTATGCAGCCGTTGAATCTTGGTGTAGGACTAGGCGCAGGCAACACCGCTGCTGCACAGATGTTACAGCAAGGAATGAATACTGCTAATCAACTGACAGCAAACCGTAATACGGCTGTTGTCGGTGCTTTGTCTGATCCGGTTGCTCAGTTAATCGGTAAACTGTTTGGAGGCTAATAATGGCTGATGGAATGATGGGTAATCCTTACCTTGGTCTTCTCAATGCTGGGCTTAGTCCTGAACAGGCTCAGGCTGAAGTTGATCGTAAACGCGCCATGCAGTTTGCTAACATGAATCCGCAGTCCCGGATTGCTGCTGGCATCTACGGTGGGCTTACTCAAGCCTCCCGTGCTCTTGGTGCCCGTGATCCGATGCTTGAGCAGGCTTCGCAATTGCGTCAGTTGGCACAGCAGTTTGACACCACGACTGCTGAAGGCATGATGCAGTATGCTAATGCTCTGCGACAGGTCAATCCCCAGGCTGCACAGCAGGCTGCGATGCAGGCACAGCAGATGATGCTGTCTGGTGTTAAAATTGAGTCGGAAAGGGCACTTACTGAACAGCGTCGTCGTGAGAAAGCATCCAAAGACCCAATTCAAGAGTTTGTCAGGGCTAATGCAAAGAACTATACTCCTGAAAGTATCCAAGAGTTTACGACAACTGGTGATTTCTCTGTTCTCAAGCGATTCACTGAAGAAGAAAAGAATGTAAAAACACCGGCAGAATTTGCTGCTGTTGCAAATGAACTTGGCTTTGGTGCTAAGACCACACTGGATAAATATACGCCAGAACAGACGCAGGCTGTTAACAGGACTTTGCTTGACCGTGGCGTGAAAAAGGCCGCTGCCGGGGCTACACAGATTCCCGGAGTAAAGGATGTCCAAGATGTTCCTGGTCTTCGGGCTAAGGTTCTTGGTACGATTACTGATGCTCGTCGTGGCTATGAGTCTGCCTCTCGTGCGGTTACGCTTGCAGACGATGCTCTGAAAACGAATAACTTTGCGTCTGCTGCCGGTCTTGCATCTGCACTTGCTAAGGCATCTGGTGACACGCAACTTAGCAATAAGGACGTTGAAAAGTACCGGACTGATCCGGCTTTCGTCGGCACTGTCTCTGACGTTGTTGCCCGTCTGGTTCAAGGTACTCCAACAGCAGACACCTTAAAGAAACTTCGGTCTTATGCACAAGTGCTGAAGAAGAAGCAAGGAGAAAGCATTCAGCGTGAACTGGATACGCAACGCGAACTTGCTCGTCGTGCCGGGTTTAAGAACGAAGACATTGATGTTGCATTCGGCGGTATCTTAGAGGGTAGTCAAAAAGCTCCACGACGAACTGCCAGCGGCGTTACTTACACTGTAGAAGAGGATTGATATGCCTACTTATACCATTAACGGAAAAAGGATCAAAACTGACCGTGAACTTTCTGAGGCAGAAATTGATGAGATTGCAAGAGATTTAGCACCCGTTAGTGGACAAGCAGCAATTCCTACGGAGGGACAGCCAACGGCTCCTGCGGCTGTTCCAACTTTATCCGCCTCTGAGCGAATGTTTCAGAATGCTTTGGCAGGCGCTGCGGCAGTTCCTCCGATGGCTGCTGCCGCCCGTGCTCTTCAAGCATTGACCGCCGGTGGACGGGCTGCTCCGTATGCTTCTAACCTAGCCAAAGCCTTGGTTCCGACATCTGGCCGACAACTTGCTGCTGAGGGCGCTATTGGTGCTGCTGGTGGCATTGTTGGTGGTGAACTTGGTCAGCAAGTAGCTCAGAAAGTTGGTGAACAATACCGTCCTCTGGGTGAATTTGCAGGAGGTGCGGTAGGCGGCCTCGGTGCCAATACACTTATTCGTAATGTTCCAGAGACTGCTGCTGCTTTGCTTGGCGGCAGGGCTACGGCACCTCAACAGGCAGCAGAACAGCTTGGACGCATCCGTGGCGCTGCTCAGATTCAACAAGCGTATACGTCCAATCCTCAGTTAGCTCCTTCGCTACAAGAGGCTTTCGATATTGAACGTCAGTTGGGTGTAAGTCTTCCAGTACTGGCTGCTGCCAAGGGCGATGTTACATTAGAAAACTTTGCTCGTTCTATCACCTCCCGTGGCGAGAATGCTCCGTTTACGGCTCTGTTGCGACAACAGGAAGAAGAGGCTAGGAAACAACTTGCTGCTGCCCGTGGTCGGATGGCTATTAGTGGAGAAAAAACAACAGAACTTGCAGAATTACAGGCTTCTCGTGTGCAGGCTGAAAACGCCCGTCGTGAGCGTGTAGCGGCTGAAAAACAACAGTCTCTTCAGACTCGAATTGAAGACCTTGATGATCGGATTGTTGACCTGTCTGCTGACGCTGTGCGCTTGGACGATGGTAAGGGCGCTATTGGACAGCGGATCACAAACCTTCTGAATGCTAAAGAACAAAGCATTAAGAAGGAAATGAGTCCCAAGTATGATGATCTGCTGAAGGGTGCTAAAGAGTCTGGCATTGAGATGCCTTCTACCTCTGTGGCGGTTCTTCACCGATTCGTCAAGGATTCTCGTGCAGATGATGTCTTTAACAAGTTCCCTGAACTCTATTCTAAGATCAACACTCTGTTAGCCCCGTCTAAGGCTCCTGTGTCCGGTAAGTTTGCTGAGAAGTATCCAAACCTTGTCAGGTCTGTGGAAGGCACCTACAAGCCAATCGGCGTGGAGGATGTAGACTCTCTCAAGCGTGCTTTGAACAAGGCACTGTCTCAGACCAAAGATGCTGACCAAGCCCGTCTGCTGACCGCACTCAAGCGTCAGGTTGATGGTGCTATCGGCACGATGGACGAAGGCTTTGCCAACAGCTATAAGCAGCTTGACCGTGAGTATGCAGAACGTTTAGGCATCCCCTTCTCTGAAGAGGGTGTACTGTCTGTTGACCGTGCAAGGTTCGTGGAGTCCGTGGTTCCTGTGCTGTCCAATAAGCCATCGGCTGTGAGGCAGATTCTGGCAGCTACTGACAACTCTCCTGAGACTCAGCAGGTTGTCCGTGATGCGATGATTCTGAAACTGGGCAATACTGCCGGTATCGTCAAACCAGACGGTATTGATGTCCGTGGACTGACTCGCTTCATTAACCAGAACAAGGAAATCATTGACCAAGTTCCTGGTCTGCGCGGAGAGTTAGAAACCATTGGTCGCAATGTTGGAGAACTGAAGAACACCCGTGCAAGGCTGTTGGAAGAACAACGCAACATTGCTGTTGAAAAGCTCGACAATGTTTGGAGTCGTTCTCAGACTGCCGCAGGCGGGTTCCAAGGTTATGTTCAGCGTGCTTTGAACAACCCGGAAGCCCTGCGTGATCTGATCGCCACTGCCGGTACTGACAAGTCTCTTCAGCGTGGTCTGAAGTCTGCGTTGCTTGACATTGGCTTGAATTCTTCTAACAAGGTTCAATTCTTTGACGACAATGCAAAGACGCTGAATGCTGTGTTTGGAGAAGCCTATTCCAAGGATGTCAAGATGCTGTTTGATGCTGCTCAGAGGCTGCAACAGTTCCCTCTGAAGGGTGGTATCAACATCGGACTGACTCAGAAGACCGGCTTCGAGGCCATGACTGGCTCTCGTCCGGAACAGATTGCAGGAGAACTCAGAAACCAAATTCTCAGTGCTCCTCGTGTGTTCTTGAATGTCTTTTCCCGGTTCACTCAGAACAGGGCAAGCAAGGCAGAGCAAGAGGAGATCATGTCTTTCTTACAGGATCGTAAGTCTCTGACGGATGCCGTGAAGCTGATCGAAGAAATGCAGGCCAACTCTATGCGAGTAACTGACAAGGCAAGGAACTTGATCCTTCGTCTTAGCAAGAATACGGCTTCTGCTGGACTATTCGGCGGTCTTGCTTCTGTTGTTCCTGGGGAACTGGGACTGACCGAGCGTGCCCCTGTGATGCAATTCCCGGAGGAATAAGATGTTTGAAATGCTAGGAGGCGGTCTTCTAGGTAGTATCTTCGGTGGCCTGTTCCGGCTGGCCCCGGAGGTGCTGAAGTGGCTTGACCGCAAAGATGAACGAAGCCACGAACTGAAGATGTTCTCTCTTCAGACTGACCTAGAGAAGATGCGGGGTGAGTACCGCATGGAAGAGAAGTATATTGACTTCAGCAAGGCCAATGTAGACGCTATCGGAGAAGCATTCAAGCAGCAAGCCGAAGCCGACAAGAAGGCTTACAAGTGGGTTGCTTCTATCTCTGCTCTGGTTCGTCCCGGTATCACTTGGTTGCTCTTCGGTCTGTATACGGCTGTCAAGATCGTCACCATCATGTATGCTGTCAATAGTGGTTTACCCGCTATCCAGGTCATGCAAGAAATCTGGACTGCTGATGACTTTAGTATGCTGATGATGATTCTGACGTTCTGGTTCCTTGGTCGGAGCATTGAGAAACGTGAACCCCGCAATTGAACTATGTAAGAATGTTCTAGTCAAGCCCTTTGAAGGATGCGCTAAGGTTCTGCCTGACGGTAGGGTCAAAGCGTATCCTGATCCGGGCACAGGCGGACACCCGTGGACTATCGGCTATGGCTCTACTGGCCCTGACATCAATCCAGACACAATCTGGACTATGGAACAGTGTGAGAAGGGCTTAGACGAGCACATGGAGTACTTCTATGTGGGTGTGATGAAGCTCTGCCCCGGTCTGAAGGACGAGCCACCCAGGCGACAGGCTGCTGTGCTGTCATGGGCCTACAACTGTGGACTGGGTAACCTTCGTATCAGTACCTTCAGGAAGAGGATCAACGAGAAGAACTGGGAAGAGGCTGCGCTGGAGTGTCTCAAGTGGGACAAAGCAGCCGGTAGAGTGCTCAGAGGATTGACTAGAAGGAGACAGGCAGAAAGCCTGCTGTTGAAATAATTAAGCCCCTGTCAAGGAACCTTTATAGGAACCTTGCAGGGGCTTTTTTTTATTCCGTGAAGAAATCTCCGATCAGGATTTCAATGAACGGTATCTTTATGATTAGGCCAACAAAGCAAACAACTTCTTCTTTGCCTTCCTCGTCTAACATACAGTACCGGTTGATCTCATTGTGCTCGATGTCGAAGCCGATACCGAGCCTGAACTGTAGGATGAAGTTCACGGTAGTTCGCAGGCTCCAGCCGTGCAGGCCAAAGTCTGTGCTCCTTCTACATTGTCAGTCCTTTCAATGAAAGCATCCCAGTCAATCCCCGCAGGCATTGCAGCCTTTAGGCGTTCGTACTCCGCACTGTCGATCTCCTCATACGGTGCCTGTCGATAGGTTCCTCCGTCCATCGGCAGGAAAGACACGCCAGTGATCTTGTCAAAGTTGTCCCACACCCAAGCACCAACCTTAGGCCACTCTTGCTCCTTGACAGAGATGGTCACAGAAGGCTTGTGCTCACAGTAGTGTTCCTGATACAGCAGCCACAGACGCAGGTGCTTGATAGCATCCAAGTCCTCACGCAGCACAGCACCGTCAGCCACAGCCACAGGGAAGCTGAACACTGTCGTGCTGTCAGACTTATAGAAGTCAGGCTCTGACGGGAACCCTTGAGACTTCAGGAAGTCAGTGAGAGGGTCTTTGTTATCAGAACGAACCCGACGAATATAATACTTAGCGTGTTGAGGATGAATACCACTAGCAGTGCCCGTGAGCTGGGAGACTGTACCCTCAGGTTTGATAGCTGTGATAGCAACACTCCGGTTGATACCGATAGCGTCAGCCATAACAGCATTAGTGTGAACAGCATGAGTTTTCAACTTCTCCAAAAGGTCAGGTAGACGAGGATCGTCAGGGTTGTTCAGCAACGAGTTATCTAGGATACCCGTCATTGACACGCCTAGCAGTCGTTCCTCTTCGGTGTTGTTTTGCCAAATCTTGCGAAGATACGGGAAGTTCGTAAGTGTTGACTGCCAAGTTCCCAGGATAGTTGCAAGACGCACTTTACGCTCAAGAGAACCGTAATCATCGCTAGGCCGCACAATGACAGAACTAAGATTACAGAACTGATAAGGGCGTAGAATAATTTCACTACAGGGATTCGTTCCCCATTCCTGATTTGGGTCGCGACGGCCATTACGAGCCGCCTGAGCTTGACTAGCATACCGATTGAAGATACCTCGTTCACCAGAGTGTGATTCATAAATAGCAGACCATTCGCGCATGAACTGACCAACAGAGGGCTTGGTCGTGTAGACTGCCGAGTTGTTAGCCAATGCACGCTGTGCGTTTCCTTCCCACCAGTTTCCTGCCTTAGCGTGAGCCATTCGGTCATCGCTCAGGTCAGACAGACTAATCATCGCAGACCGGCGTACCCCTCCAACCACAACGACTTCCCCGATCTTGCACAGAATATCATGGCATTCCAGCGAGTTAAGTTTACGACCAGCGGCTGCCTTGAATTTAGCGACAGTGTAGCGGAACAACTCCACCAACGGTTCCGGGCCACTTGCTCGACCACCAAAGGTCTTAAGGCGTGCCCCAGCAGGACGTACGGCGGATACATCCCACTTAGGTACTTCTCCGGCATACAGGAGGGCAATAATCTGTCGCAGAGCCTTTGCCCAGCCTTCCTTAGAGTCCTTGACGACCACCACAGTGTTAGAGTCAAACAAATGATCTGGAACTTCCGGCAGACGATTGACATACTTTTCCTCTACGCTAAAGCCTACCCCTGTACCACAGAGCAGGATATACATTGCCTCATCGAATGCCTTAGGATCATCAACGGGCAGGTACGAGCAGTTGTATCCGGCCA